CTCGAGTTGAAGCCCGAAACGTCCGTGATGAGCGAAATACGGACACTCATTTGCGGGATAAGCGCTTGAATCGGCTTGCCAGCGTAGTCGACTTTCGTGCCACCGATGTCGGTGGTGGTGTTGAGATCGGCGCTCGGTTGCGTGGTGAAGGAAGGCGAGCGATACATAAGCACGCTGCGCGGAGTCGCGTCGAAATCAACTTCAACGGGCAGTTGCAACTTGCTCAGGCCAGTTGCCACGTTCCACGTGTAGAGTTGGTCATACTTGGCCGTGACGTCGAACACGCTCGATTCGGTGTTTGGCACTGGCGTCGCCGAGACCGTGCGCAGCCGCATCATCCCCATGCGCTCTGTCAGCACCATCGTGGCGCGCAGCGACGAAAGCGGCGCACCGAATGCACCGAGCACCAACGCCATTTGCGTGGCGTTCTCGACGTCTACCGTGCCATTCATCGTGACGCGGCGCATGACGGTATACGTCGACGCCTGCGCAGGCCCGCCCTCACTGAAGTTCTGAGCGGTGATCGCGCTGCGGGAAATGGCGGTTGCGGTTGGCATGATTTACCGACTTTGAAGGTAGCGCAGGATACCGCTCATCTCTCCGAACATCGCTGCGCGGTCTGCATCTTCTGCGACGTTGCCCGTCTTGACCATCTCAGTACCAACTTCCATCGCTTGCGTCACGCTGTTTCCTGAAAGCAACGCACCAAGGAAGGCGGCCATTTGCTTCGGCGCTTGGTTCAAAGCGTATTCCGCGGTGCTCGTGCCACCAGTGCCGAGGCCAATTTGGAACGATTCAAAGATTGAGCGTTGGTCGGCCGCGGTACGCGGCGCTTGATTTGCCGCAAGCATCTCCGCAATCTTCTGTGTAAACCCAAACTCCTGCATCGTGCGGCGTTGGTCTTGCTGCGTTTCGCGCAACGCGTCAACGGCTTGCTTTCGGATATCCGGCAAGCCTTGAATTGCCGCCACGCCGAGCGCTCCGGCACCGAGGCCAAGGCCAAGCGCACCAAGCCCAAGCCCCATACCGCCCATCGACGACAGCGTGGCCGCGCCGCCGATCATGCCAAGCCCAGCGCCCGCGACGCCAAACTTGCTAAGCGAGGTTCCGACTTTCGTGCTACTCGCGGCAAGCGAGCGCAGCCGTTTATTAGTGCTTTCGGACGCCGCGTTTAGGCGGTTCAGTTCGCGACGTGCGGCGTCTGTCGCGGCCTGCAAGCCCTTTGAGTCGCCAGTGATGGCGATGTTGATGCGGTTAATTTTAGCCAAGGCCGGAGTCCTTTATTGCTTTCTCAACTTCGGGCGCGACGTATTGGGGAGCCATCGCGCTAAGAACTGGTCGCCATTTCTTCACCCAGTTGCGGGGACGCGAATACCCGACCTGCACGAAATTCATTGCCTTGCCACGCTCGCCGCGTTGTTTGAGCAAGATCTTTTCCGCTTGCGTGGTTGCTCGCTTGATCGCGTGGCCGTTCTCCAACCAGCCCTGATACCAGTGAGGGGTGAGGTAGGTACCGTCAATGCGCTTGACACCTACGGCCATCCATGTAACTAAGCCCTTGCTGTAGCCCTTGACCTTTGTAATAACCGACCACTTAAGGTGAACGTTTGGTCGCACGGCCTTTCGCACGTATTCGGTCGCGGTCGCGCGGCCAAACGGTGCGGTGGCTTCCAGCGTTTTCTTTGTGAAGCGTGACCATTTGCCAAGGCCGCGACGCATTGCGTTTCGCGCGTCCTTTTGGCTCAACATCATTAACTGCTGATTGATTCGCTCAATGGCTTTCTCGTCGATCTCGCAGCCGAGAGCGAATGTCTTGTTTCTTGAACTTGCTGGCGATGTCATGGGAAAGCCCTTTGTGTCCTTTCATCGCGAGCAAGACTGCGAGCGGGGTATCTAAACGCACCTCAATTTGCGCCACACTCAGGATTTCGCGTGCGGCGCTGGCAAGTCCAAGCCCTCCAAGTAGAGCGGCTCAATCAATCGAGCGAGTCGCATCACCATCGGCGCATTGCAGATTTCCTTCACGTACTCGATCGACTTGAATGCCTGGCGGCCGTTCTCGTCGAGCACGTGCTGCCACACGTACCACGCGGGCATGAACTCGCCGCGAGACTCGGCGTCTTGCGCTGCGATGAAATGCGCCACGGTCGGCCGCGATAGCGAAACCTCCCTGCCGTCGAACTGCACGACAGCAGGGCGGGAAAGAAAAGCTTCAACGATTGATGGGCTCATTCCGTCACCGTGATCGCATTCTGGGAGAAGAGAAGCGTAGCGGTCAAACGTGCGACATCATTCGGTGCAACGCTAAGCGATGCCTCCTGCACGAATGCTTTGCCCTTGATAGACCTTCCGCTTGCCCAAATTACTTCGCACTCATCGACGATGGTGCCAGCGTCAAGGTTGGTGAGGATGTTAGCATTTGTGCTCGTAGAATTGTAGAACACTTCAAGTTGCACAGTGCCTTCTTTGAAGCCCTGCACGTGGTGCTTGTGCGTGTCGCCGATCGCGGTGACGTCGATTTGTTGACGCGTAACCGAGACAGTCGCGGCGCTCACGTCGTCGATGGTTGTTGCGCCGAACTTGACGCTTGCTGCGGTGGTGGGTGATGGCATTAGGGGCCTTCCTGATAAATCGTAAATTGACTGGTGACGATGTACAGGCCCGCCTCATCGCCGTTTTCGGCGACGGGTTCCTGCAAGGTTCCGTACTGGGTGCAAATGAAAGTTGCGCCCGCGAGAAAATTGACGCTATTGCGTATTGCGTCGTCAAGCGTTTTGGCTGCGCTGACGCTGTCGCTGATGGCGTTAAACGTGACTTCATACGCTGACAGCGTGTTTTGATTGCCGAGCGCCACGCGTGTGCCCGATTGAATCTCAAACGTGATCGCTGGCAGCGTCGAAGTTTGCAAGCGTGTTCCGTAGTACACGCGCTTCCCCGCGGTCGTTTGCGACTCAAGCGTGCCGACGATATCGCTGATGAGAGACGTGGCGCTCATGCGATTTCAGTGCAGTCGATGACCGCTACCCTCCGCCTTTGATCCATGTCTCGGATGCCGTTAATGCGCAGCACTTTCGTGCCGTACTGCAAACGATCAATCGCGGTGACGGTCAAGCGCGCAATATTCGGCCAACGCGTACGAATTTCATACGCGCCAACTACCGCGACTCCGTCGCCGTATGACGTTTCAACCGGCGAAGATTCGCGCACGTCGCAAACGATTGTTCCGACGGTGACAAATGTGGTTGCGCGGCGGCCGAGCGAGTCGGGGTCGTTGCCCGACGCGCGGAGCACGAACAAGCGGAAACGCGTAAGGCCCGATGAGATCATCGGAAAGGCCCCCGCACTCGCAAGTGTTCAAGCATGAACTGAGCGCCAAGCGGCACCACCGACAGCGCGACGGGCTGCGCGGCTTCGGGGTTGTTGTAGTACAGGCCGACCAACGACACGATGGCTTGCACCACCTCATTCGGTTCGGTCGAGTAGCCGCCGACGTACGTGACGGTAGCGAGCGTGCCCTCTTTTATCGCAGGCTCGTCAAGGAATTCAAGCGCTGCGAGATCCTGCGACAAGTCCACCCAATAATCGGTGCCACTCGTCATCGTCACCGTTGAACCGCCAGTGCTCGTGTACGTCACCGACGTGAGCGATACGTACGGCTGCACCGCAAACACGGTGCGCTTCCAGTCGCGCAAGTACATCGTGCGCGATGACTGCGTGAGGGAAAGCCCCGTGTAGCGCTCAACCCACGACGTAGCGACACCGATGAGCCGTGTTAGCTCGGTGTCGTCGTCGCTGTAGTCGATCTTCAGCGCCGTTTTAACGGTTGCAAGTGTTACAGCCATGAAACCCGCGATGGGGGTTTCCCCCCACCGCGAGCAAGGTAAGAAAAAGCGCTTCGTGAACTGCTGAAATTAGCAGGTGATCGCAGCGAACGCCGCAGGAAGCATGATGTGCGAATCAGTCCGTGCGTACGTGTAGAGGGTGACCTGGTGCGTGCTTGCCGCAGAATACGGGTCAACGAGCGACGTCATGCCGGTGCGGTCGAAGATTTCGAAGTAGTTGAAATCGCCGACGACAGCGAACACGTTGTTGTTTGTTGTTGCTGTTCGGACGTACTGACCAACGCTGTACGGCACGCCGTAGAGCAAGCCCGGAGCGCCGCCGACCATCGTCTGTGCGTTTGATGGTGCTTGCGTCCAAATGTACTCCGTGGCGCCGCTAGTCGTCACGCTGTTCTTTAACTTGCGCGCGACGCGAAGGAACGTATCGGAGAAGAGCCAACGGAAACGCGGCGAGTTGCGGTACTGCGGCGCAACAAGGTGCACGGTATCAATGACGTTGTCGGCGGTCACAGTGGTGACGGCGTTGCCTCCAAGGTCAGTGACCTGAGAAATCCCGGAAAGCGCAGTTTGCGCAGCAGAACCCGCAATGCCTTCGGGTTGGCTCGATCCGGTGCCGATGGTGTACGCCTCTTCCATTTTCAGCGCCATCGAAAGACCGATGCGCGACGCGACCCAATCGAGGCCACTGCCGATGCCACCTTGGCCGATGGCGTCCTCGATGAACTCCTGCGACATCTGCGTAGCGCAGACGTACTTGTACGGCACCACGCTAATCGCAGTGCCGAAAGTCGGATCACTCGCAGTGATCGATCCCGCTTCGGCAACGAGGTTCGTCGTTGGCAAGTTGCCTTCGATGGTGATCGTGCGCTTGGAGTCGATCGAAGACACTGGGGCGATGGAGCGCAGCACGTTCGCTTGGTACATCTTCTCGACAATGCGGCGTTCCATGTCAGTCGGAATGCCAGCGCCCGAAGTGCTCGTTGCGAGCGCGCGCATTTCGGCCGCGTCGCCACGCGCAACAGCGTGAAGCCAACGTTTGGCGTACTCAGGGCTGGCGAGATCGTGCTTGACGTCGGCACGTGCGACCACGCCGCGGAACTGCGGCTGCGAGCGCTCTTCTTCGAGTTGCTTCAGGCGCTCTTGCGCTGCGCGCAGCGCAAGGCGGTCTTGGTTCATGCGCTCGACGGCGTCGAGGTCGGCATCGATGCGCGCGATCTTCTCGCGCTCTTCGCCGCTGCCGCGGATTTCGACGTGGTGCGTCTTTGCACCAGTGCGAGCGGCGAAGGAGTCAAGGGTCTTGCGGTACTCGTGAACGGTGTTTTCGAGGTTGGTCAACTCTTCAGACATGGTCTTTCATCCTGTGCTTGTGAATCTCGAGCCGCAGCGCCGCGGCTTCAATGGCAGCCGCGGAAACACTCCGCAGGCTCGATGAGGTCTTGTCGCCGTACGCGGCATCGACAACAACGCTGAGCTCGACGAGTCGAGCCGCGGTCACGGTGCGTTCAGTGCGTCGCGGGTTCCACTCGTCGCGATCGACGTAGAACCCAAACGACATTTCGCCGCTCAGGTCGCCGCGCTCGAGCAACGCGCGGACGTCGTTGCCGACGCTCGTCTCGGCGAGATCCGCGGTGAACCGCAGTCCGCTCGCGGTGTCGTTGAGCGTGAGCGTTCCGCTACGCGTGCGAGCGAGCAACGCGCTCGCGTTGTGGTTAAATAGAAGTTTGATATCCGCGCCCGCCAGGTCGCCAAATGCGCCGCGGGTGATTCGCTCACGGAACTGCGGGTTAAACGGCTCGGAAATCTCACGCGACCACTTGCCGTATGGAATCGCGAGGCCCGACAACGTGCGGCCCGCTGGTGCGCCGATGGTGACGCTGCGACGTTCAAGCGAAGTCATTTACGCTCCCTTCGCTTGTGTCGCTTCCGATGTTGGTAGTTCCGCCGCCCGTGCCCATGTTCTTGGCAATGATGGGTTCATCCAGCCCGTCGAGCGGCGCAAGGTTCAACCAATCACGCGCTTCATTGCGCGTGATGATTCCCGATTCGACACCAGTGCGGAGCGCTGCGAATTGTTCGGCGAGCGGCGGCTGCGAAATGCTGTCTGCGTCAAACGATGCCGTGCCAAACGGGGCAAGTTTCGCCACGATTTCAGAAGACCACGACGCAAACCAGTGAGCTAGACACGAGTCTACGTAACGACGCGATGTCCATTCCATCGTGCCGTACGCGCCACTCATCCCACTTTGCTCGCTCAAATACGCAGCAGGAACGCCATAGATACGCGAGACGTCTTCGATGCTATAGCGGCGCGCATTCGCGATGCCTGAATCGTCAAGCGTGCTGCTGATGCGCTCGACTTTCATACCTTCAGAAAGCACCAACGGCTTTCCCGCATTCGCGGCGCCCGCGTGGTGCTTCATGTAGTCCTCGACCACCATTTGCCGCGCGGGTGCGCCCATTGGGCCTTGCGCGACGATGGCGATCTTCGGGTTGCCCGCGTTCTTCATCACCTCAAGTTGCGCTTGCTCTTGCGAAGCAAGCACACTGAGCGACGTGCGGCACAAGCGAACTGGCGATTCGCCCCACAAGCCATCGAGGCCGACGGCTCGAAGGTGCAGCATCGAGGACATCGGCACGTCACCGTACAACCGCGTTTTGTAGACGGGCTCAGGCTTTGTGAGATCCAGCGACACGCTTTCGATATCGAGCGGAAGCAACTCGAGCAACTCGCCACCGAGCGTGCGGTTGATCACGGCGAATGCGTTGCCGTATAGCAGCGCTTGCATCGTGAGCGAGCGGCGAAACTCGAAGCCATTCTGCCATCGGTTTGGTTGTTGAAGCAGAGCGTTCGCGGTGCGCTCGCTCACGTCGAGCGGCACGCGCGCAACGTCGTTGGCGATGAGCGAAGCCGCGCGGTAGACGGGCGTATATGCGAGCGCCGTGCCCGGCGTGATCGTTGGCATACCCGCGACGTCAAACGACGTCGGGAGGATGACGCCGTGCGTCCCCCAGTGGCCAAGCCATCGTTGCAACAATCCACGCAGCATGGGCGTATTTGGCACACTGCGATTGCGCAGCATTACACCTAAACGCTATTGCTTGAAATAATTCTCGGCTTCCTCGTCGTACACCGAGCGCTTCGCGCCGCCCCAAACGTGCGTCGCAATGATGGACGCCACGAGCGGATCAATCGCGCAGAATTCCCGCGACTTAATTGGCCGAATGTTTCCATTCTGGTCGCGCTTGGCGTGCGCGTCGGCGCACGCGCGGCGCAAGATGGGGTCATCACCGATCACCAGGCGCGAGCCCGCCCATAGGTTCTGAAAGAGGTTGCAGCCTGGCCCGAAGGTGGCGATACCCATTCGGTACACCACGAGCGGCACACCGTCGGCTTGCAGTTGTTCGGCGAGGTACTTCGAGCCCCATGCGTCGTAGCCGACGGCTTTTACGTCGAACTCGTCACGCACTGCGAGGATTTGCGCGCGCACCGAGTCGTAATCGATTTCGCGCCCTGGCGTGAGCGTGATCTTGCCATCCGAAGCCCATGCACGGATCGGGTAGCGGTAGTCCAGTTCGCGCTGGGCGACTTCGGCGCGTGGCCACCAGTAGTGACCGCGTAGCGCCACGCGGCCGTTCTCGAGCGGCACGGCCACAACCATTGCGGTCATGTCCAATGACTTGGAGA